GGGCACTTTCATCAATACCATCATGAAGCACTGTCGTAAGGATGGCCGCATTCATAGCCATATAAACCAAATACGATCAGACGATGGCGGTACAGTATCCGGCCGCATATCTATGTCCAACCCAAATTTGCAACAAATCCCGGCCCGCGACCCGGTGATCGGTCCGATGATCCGTTCGTTGTTTCTACCAGAAGAAGGTGAACAGTGGGCGGCCATTGACTTCTCGCAACAAGAGCCGCGCATCTTGGTTCATTATGCGCATGTTTATGGGAAGATGAGAGGCGTTGAATTGGATGCATGCCGTGAGTTTGTGGACGGCTACAATAATAACCCAGACATGGACTTCCACACAATGGTGGCAGAGATGGCTAACATCTCACGCAAGCAAGCCAAGACGATTAACTTGGGCATGATGTACGGTATGGGGGTGAACAAACTATCTGAGCAAATGGATATCGAGGTGAGTGAGGCTAAAGCATTGGTCAAACAATATCACTCCCGGGTACCTTTTGTTAAAGGGTTGATGCAAGGTGTTACCAATCGACTCAACGATAAAGCCAGTGCGGGCTCGATCAGGTCACTTCTGGGCAGGAAGTGCCGGTTTGACCTATGGGAACCTGATACTTTTGCCATGAACAAGGCGTTACCGTACCGTGATGCGATCAAAGAGTACGGCGAGACCACCCGGTTGAAGCGAGCGTACACGTACAAAGCCCTGAACCGTCTAATCCAAGCTTCAGCGGCGGACATGACTAAGAAAGCAATGGTCGATATCTACAAATCCGGTCGACTGCCCATGATTCAAGTGCATGATGAGCTCGCAATGTCGGTAAAAGATAGGGCTGAAGCCGAGGAAGTGTCTAAAATAATGGTGAATGCCGTGCCCTTAGAAGTACCTAGCCAGTGTGATATTGAGATCGGCCCGTCATGGGGTGAGGCTAAGTAGTCAAACGAACAAACTTGGTCTATACTAAATAAAACTCATCCCCTTAGTTTTACCCCGTTCCGGCGGGGTTTTTTAGTTGCGTTATTATATATAATCTTATATAGTCTCAGACATACGCAACTGGGAATTAAAAAATGGATACAAACAAGTGGAAAAGTGTGCTCGTGCCTAAAGAAGTGTACGAAGAAATTAAATCTCGTGCCAAAACAGAAGGCCGCACTATCAGTGGGCAACTCCGGGTAATGTTTAGTTTTTATAAAGACGCCGAAGACTTAAAAAATAAAAAAACCGGATAGCTCCTGTACATATCCCATACTATCCCGTATAGTTTATCTCGTGCTCCGTAGGCACTTAGTGGTAAGGAAAGGCCCTCGCAATTAGACTATTTGCGGGGGTTTTTTTTGCTTGCTAACTCCCATATTATCGTATACAGTTTGAGCTCAATTTTACTTTTACGGAGTAGCACCATGCAAGAGAAGCAATTTGTTGACGGTCTGATGATGAAAAAACCTAATCCTAACGCACCGGAGTGGATCAAATGTAATGGTTCCATTAAGCGTGAGGATTTGATACGTTGGTTGGGCGAACAGTCCGGCGATTGGATCAATATCCAAGTCTGTGAAGGAAAGTCCGGCAAGTGGTACGCCGAGGTAGACAACTGGAAGCCCGAAAGCCAAGGGGGACAGTGATGTTAGATAGTAAATTGGCTCAAATGAATGAGCCCGGGATGAGTTGGCCTAAAGCCGTTGAAGTTATGGAAAAGCTAATAGCGGAACACAACAGCGTTATTGAACACTTTCCGCACCCAGAAGTTGATAAAGTAAATGAAGCGTGGGCCCGGATACAACGAGGATAGCTATGGACATTAATTCAAAAGAATGGGACAGTTTGCTACAAGACTTACATCAGTCTCTACCGCCAAACATGGACGACGCTCTACTGGTCGACCTCATTCACTTCATTTTCGTGCAATACGACATAGATTGGGCCCGCACTCTGCGGCTCACGCACATCGTCAACGACTTACACGCCGCCCATACAGGAGAAAAAGTTCTTAATAATCAAAAGCTACACTAAAAGAGGGCTTGGTATGATAATTGAAATAATCATAAGTATTTTATTTTTAGGGTTGTTTGGTTTATTACTAAACGGCGCATATCTAATAGTTTGCGATAAGCAACAAGCTTGGAACGATAAACAAAACAAGTCGCCCCCTCCCGGGGGTTGACAAACTCCCATACTCCACACTATACTCCAATTTCATTAACTTACGGAGTAAATCAAATGAGAGTTAAAATAGACCAGTGGGAAGTGTTACATGCCATAGGGCGTTACCTCAAACAAGAGTACGGCGTAGACTATGATATAACCGAGGGCCTTGCAGACAACCCGGTGATCGAGTACCAAGAAACCGTTCGAGAGTTCAAGACACACAAGAACGGCCGGGTAGTTAAAAATGAACACGGGTTCCCTGTTATAGATCATTCCAAAACCACGTATAAAAACGCGTCATGCGAGTGGAAAGAATTTGATTCTATAACCCTTTACTTGGCACCAACCTCATGACTACCTTTACGAAAACCTCATTGTTTATTAACCAAGCCCCTAGCTTCGGGTTTCAATACGGCGAGGACGAACTCCTCGCCAAAGCCCTAAAGTCCGGGTTCGTAAAGAAAACAGGCGACGATCAGTATGAAATGAATGATAATTATGAATCCAAGGATACTAGCCCTATCTGCAATGACTGCGGCGAAACACAACAAAGCGCCAAGTTCTGCCCGTCATGCATGACTGAACTTATTACTTAAAGGAAAAACCATGAACCGCATGCCCTGTAGTATCTCAGATGATGCGTATAACGATTACAGCGACTTCATCGAAAATAAAGGCGTATACCGCAACAAATCGCAACCATCACCCGACGATGAACGCGACGCAATGCTCGATAAACAATTTACAATTAGCTTAGGTATCGCACCACTGACCGCGAACCGTGGTTCAGATTGACCAATTGGCCCCTTCCGAGGGGCTTTTTTGTGTCTAAAGGTTACGTAGTTACGCCGTTACGTATATAGAGCCAAAATTAAAAAAAATAAAAAAAGGTGAAATATAGGCGTAACCGGTGTAACCGGCGTAACTTGGAGGCAGATGTCAGCAAACAATAGGGCTGTAGAGGTAACACAAAAGGTTACACGTCAATAAACTAAAATGTAACTGTAAACAAGAAATTGCGTTAAGCCCTTTCAAAATAAAAAAGAAATAAAAAAGAATAATACTTCGGTATATACATAAGATGGTTTTTAGGTAAACTATCGCGTATTAACTGGAGTATTTTATGGCGAAGAAACCCCTACCAAAGTCTGCACCTGTAGTTGAAAAGAAACGAGTTGGTCGACCCAAAAGCAACAAACAATCGGTATTGACGCGTAAACAAGAATTGTTCGTTAAAGAACTGGTAAGCAAAGACGGACAGATCACATTAAGAGAAGCGGCCATCAATGCCGGCTACCCTGCGTCGTCTGCACATACCCGGGCATACGAACTGACTAACCCACACATATCTCCCCATGTCGTCAACGCTATTAAAAGCTATCGTAACGAGCTCGATGAGAAGTTTGGCGTCACATTTCAACGACACTTGAGGGATTTACAGTCAATCCGGGATTTAGCTATTCAAAACGGTGCGTACTCTGCCGCAGTGCAAGCCGAATACCGTCGAGGTCAAGCCCATGGTGATATCTACGTCAGTAAATCAGAAATACGAACGGGTAGCATCGACAGTATGAGTAAGGAACAAGTAGAACAAGCCCTTATTGAGCTAAAGGATCAATATGCCCCCATCACTATCGACGTTACCCCAAACTCTGACGACAATGCCGACAACCGCGACAAAGCGAGAAGCCGCATTTTATCTACAGATGAAGACAGCGGCGAAGACGTCGAAGTCTCGAAAGCTAATCTTCACTAGAATAGAGTCGACCGCAGTGCCCGGAGTGCCGGACCTTTTAATATGCGACGAACGCGGGTTGTTTCATATGGTTGAACTAAAGTTTATTACGGGCAATGCCGTAAGTTTAAGGCCGCATCAAGTGAGCTGGCTAACCAAACATGAACATAGCAGTAGTTG